TCCTCCCAATACGTCCCGCCTGCCGCTTGGCTGAATCGTGTTACGGAGACTGTCACGGCGTGGACACCCAGGCAAACTGAGCGTACTTCGTGCCGTTAAGGTAATAGAATGAGTACACCAGTGTTGAGATTTCACCAGAACCGGACGCTGCTGAACCTTCTTCCTCGTAGTCATCAAGAGCGGCCAGCATGGTGGCATTCAGAGTAACCGTGTAGCTACCTGACATGCGGATAAGCACCTTGCCCGTGATGCTCCAGTGCGTACCTAACTGGCTGTCTGTGGCTGCTGTGGGCCAGGTAAACGTCAGGTTGGTGTTGGTTCCTACCGTAACGTAATGGGCGTTCGCTGCGGTTGTATCCACCGTCACGGATGATCCCGGCGTGGGAACATCGACCAATGACTTTGTTGGCCCGTTGAACTTCAGTTCAGTAAAGGCTTTTGCGCCGTCAACATCCTGGTCGCCGGTTGTGGCAACACCACCTGTACCCGCTGACAGGGCTGAAGTGTCAATGCTGATGGTAGACGCATCATTCAGCGTAAGAACGATGTTATCTGTACCGGAGTTATACGCCCCTGAAGCTACGTCCGCACCGTGCAGGCCAGCGTCATCTGAACTGGACGGCGTACCCAATCCTGTGATGTTGTTCCCGCCCATAGGGATGTCAGCGGTTGCCGCCTTCTGTCCGTCATGGGGTAGGCAGTTCTGAATCGAGTCTTCCACGCATTGAAGCAGCAGGTCAAACTCGCTTGACTTGATTTTCGGGTCGCCATCACCGGCCCAACTTGCTGCCCAGGTTGTGCTGTAGGTGCCATCTGTCAGGACTACCGTACCTGAACCATTCCATCCGCTTGCCATTTAAACCACTCCTGCGGGCTTAACCCATACGTTAGTTGCGTACCAGAGAACCGTCTGGGCGCGTGATTTGAACCGAAGGGACAAGGCTAATGCGTAGCCATTCCCTATGATGTTTTTTCTGCTGGTGTTTGATTCTGCTGAGTATGTCGTCCATGAAGCGGAGTTCCACTCACCCACATCCCAATCCGAAACCGCTGGCTCTGGCGGTGCGTCATACGCCGGAAGGGTTGTTATGTTGAAGTCCTCAAACATGTTCAGGTCGATGTACTTTGGGTACGAGAAGGTCGTGATGGGCTTTGCTGCTGTTGCCTGCTTCGTCTGACCGGGTTGCCCAAAGAACGTGAACGCCTGGGTACAGGTGAACGGGATAAACGCCGCATTGTCGGATGAACCAGACATCTTCATCACATACCCGTCATTGGTGCTGAAGTACAGGTCTTCGTCATACAAGGCCCATGTGACGGCATCAATGTTCGTGAACTTGCACCATCCGCCCTTCGTGGTGTTTCTAACGTGCTGCTCTGATTGTCCCGTACCTATCGGTACATTAACGATGAACAGTGAAGCCTGCGGCCAGTAGACAGACTCCCAGCCGAAGTTGGAACCATGTGCTTGTGCCGCGCTCTTAACCTCTGAGTCGATGCGGAAGCTGAAGTTCGACTGCTCTGTATATCTGCCCTCCGTAATCGCGGCAGACAGCGGAACATAACCGTCAATGGTCAAGACAATGACATCACCACCCGTCTGAGTGACGCAGCGCCTACCCAATGGCTCACCAATCCTGAAGCGGCCCAGCAGTTGCCAATCGGTTGCTGAACCGGGGTCTGTGCCTGCATAAACCAGCATCTCGCCCGTATCGAACAGGCAGACCAGCAGGTCATCCATTCCAGCGCCGCTGTCCCTTGTCCACGAAATCAGGGTAAGCAGGTCGCCGCCTGTCGTGGTGAACTCGGAAAGGTCAAACTCGGTTAATGCACCTGAGTATGCCCCAGCATCCGCATACCAAAAGGATTGTGAGTCCTTCTCAACGTACAGCACACGGCCATGATGGGTTACGCAGTCGATCAGGTCAGCACTGGTGGCCCCCGTGATGGACGTTGCCGTCATGGTTGTGCCATCGTAGTCCCTGACACCATCAGAACCGTTGCAGAAGATAATGCGGTTTTTGAACTCCGTGGTCTGCCAACGGGCTGATGTGTAAACGATGTTTACGCCCCCGCCATCCCTGTCGTTCAGAACTGTGCCAGCACCACCGGCAGTGATGTCGATGATTTCACTGCCTTCAGCACAGATTAGCTTTTCTGTCGCCCCGTGATACGTTACCAGTGTTTCAACAGCACCACCCAGGTCACTAGAGTGCGCCTGAAATCCAGGGCGGGATTTGACCGAATCACCATTAGGGATGAGATTAATCATCTCCACGGCATCATTAAGCTGCATTTCAGCCAGGTTATCCCTAGCGTTCCAGCCGTTTGTCGGTGCGGGTAAAGTAATCATGGCGTATTAGGATAGGGTCGCCAGAGGTTGTAATGCGGAGAGTGGGCTGATTCTTCAGCAGGGCCGACTTCCTTAGAACCGCCGTCCTGACCCTTCAGTGTTTGCTCTAACCGCTCCGCTTCTGCAAAATCCACCTGCCAATCCTGAAGGCCCATCAAACGCTTGTACTGCGCCATAACCCTCAGAAGCAGGAGGTCATCGTCAAGGATGAACGTGTCTGAGTCGGCAGTAAAATACTGCTTGGAAACACCCGTTGAATCCCGCACCGGATACTTTGTGATGTACTCAAACTCAATCACCTCGCCGCTGACCGGCTCGTAGACCTCGATAGCGTCCTGTCTGATGCGTACCTTCGTCTTAGTGCTGGAACCGCCGCTAGAGGCTTGCAGGTAAGCCCACTCACCTATGTCTGTGGGGAAGTCCACGGGGCAAATGTCAGAGTCGGTGTACATCGTGCCAGGCACGACTGTGCGGAAGTCATCTGGCAGGGTGTAGGTGGTGGCCGTGGTCAGCGTAAATGAGTGGTCGCGAAACAAGGCCTGCCAGTGATGCCGGGCCAACTTCTGCGCCTCGTTGTTGGCGATACTGACCAAACGCTTGACAGAATCATTGCCGTTCGTGGCGTAGGATGTCTCAGTATCCATGCCGGAAAGCAGCAATACTTCGTCAAGGATGTCTTGAAGTGTCATGACGTTTTCCTAGAGCGTGAAGGAGTAGCTGAACGTTTCGTTACCTTTTTCTTCGACTTCTTCTTTGAGGGTTTTGCCGGTTTGGGTAATGACCCCAGGTTGCGGTGAATGATACTGTTGCTGTCTATCTCTATCTTCTCCCACAGATTCCCGTCTTTTTTGTACTTCTCGCGCCTCACGGCTGACCTCCATAATCTTTTCAGCAATCGAACGCAGGAACTCCAGTTCGTCTAAATCGCCATCGTAGTTAACAAGGTCGTCAGCGTTAAAGACGTTCAAGTCCTGCAACTCCCGGAAATATGAAATCTTCATGCCGGGGATAGCCTGTAGGGGCGGCTTAAATTCCAGTTCCGCATCCTTCAGCTTTTTGTACGCTTCCCACTGTTTCGGGTAACGCTGCTTCTCGTCCTCTTTCGTTGGATGACAAACCTCGTCCCTGACCTTCAAGTCAGGATGCGTTGGTTTGATCCGTGTATAGGTGGTTTCCGTGTAGCGCGGTCTGCCCGATTGCTTCGTCAGTTCTTCGTTGTAAGTTGCGTGGTCGAAAAACGTGACAATCGGCTCATAATCCGTTCGCCCGAAAACGCTGTTATAAATCTCTTGATGTGTTCTTGCGTCAAGCGCCATTATTTTTTATCCCCGTAAGAAGGAAAAGGGGCCGAAGCCCCTAATCCAGTTAAACGCCGTAAAATTCGATCAGGAACTTGCCAGCGGTATAGGTAGCATTTGTGCCACCGCCAGAACCGACCAGATACAGATAATCGTCAGCGGTAATCGTGCCAAACGCTTTCTGCGCTCCAATCGTCCAATCTGCGGCTGCTTCCAATACAGCAGTTTCGTCCAGGCTTGAGATAGCGGCATCTTCCGTGCCGGTTGCTTCAGCAGCGGAGTAGATGTCGATGTCCGGCTCACCACCCGTAGGTGCTTCCAGACAGGTCATCAACCCGCCAACAACCGTACCGTTTACTGCTGCCGTTACCTGGCCCATGTGACAGTTAGCCTCACCATTGCCGCCGATAATGTCGCCAGCAGCAGATGAGTTCAGCCCCGTCAGGTCAAGCAGAATCCGGGTTACAAAAATATCGCCCATCTTCTGCACTGAACTGGCATAGACCGTTCCGGTTCCAGTAAAGCCGGAACCTTCAGTCATAGCACCAACCAGGGCGCCAGTGACATTGCCTGTCAGCGGCCCAATGAATCCGTCAGGCGCGGAAATCGGATATACACTTCTCATAATTTCCTCCTAAAAGAGAAAGGGGGCCGAAGCCCCCTAACTCAATGGCCTAAGCGGAGTTTAGGCTACAGTCGGCGTGTCAATGTCGCCATCCTCGTCATTACGCTCAAGGATGCGCCAGTAACCGCCCTCTGCGTCCCACTGCAACAGCACGTAGTCACCGATCACCGTGAACGTGATAACGTCCAGCGAGGTCGAAACTGCGCTTGCAAGGGTCAGAGTCGTGGCGTTGGTGACGACGGAGCTTTGCACTTTTTTCATCTGGCCGTGAACCAGGCCGTCAGCGAGCGTAGCTGCAACTGCGTTGCTGCCAGCATCGAGATCGGTCAGGTACTTGACCAGCGAGCAAGCCGGGGCTGCTGCCGTCAGGGTTTCCTGTGCGCCCGTGGGGAACACAGCCGGGATGAACTGACCGCTAGTTACCGCAGTCGTTCCATTATCGAACCAGTTGAGTCCGTTACTCATGTGTCACCTCCTCAGGATGCGATAATGACGCCGTGGCTGGCGCGACGGGATACGGTCAGGTTTCCAGCGAAGAAGCCGGGAATAACGTCATAGTTGGCGTTAGTCACTGAACGCGCATCCTCGACATTAAACAGCCTGCCGGGGGCGTAGTTGAAGTAAATGTGATCCGTATTCAACAGATACATGTGCTTGTCCGGGCATACGCCGTCATAAACGACTTCTGCGCCTTCAAACATCAAGGACTGCGAATCCATCACATTACCTTTCTTGTTGCTCATATACCGCTGGTTCGCATCAAGCGAATCCCAGTAGTAAGTGAACATGTCGTTGTCGGCCAAAATCAGGTCGGGCGTATCCTTGCCGCGCTTGATAGACAGCCACATAGCCTTCATACGATCCTGGATATTGCTAGAGGTCGTAGCGGCTGCTGCGCTGTACTTGTTGCGCCAGAAGGTGTAGGTCGAAGCGTCAATGCCGCCAACCGTACCCGTGGTCGGGTCGTCAGCAACAAGAAGCTGAAGACCACCAAGTTCCAGACCACCGGAACCCGTGCCGTCAGAATACATGGACTCGGCAATATCGTTCGCCATCGTGCGATCCATGTTCTTGATTTTGGCTTTC